CCGGGAGCCGATGTTCGCATTCGTATTCGTGGGCGCGTTGTTCGTATTCGCGTTCGCAAAGCCGGCATTCGCACCGTTATTCGCGTTACCGCCGAAAAGGACCCCGCAAGGGAAAACAGCCTTTTTTGTCTATTCAAAGTAATAGCGCGTTCCGGATGCCCGCAGCGTTACCTTACGCGGGAAAGCGTTACGTTCCCGGATGCGGTCCAGTACCCACTTAATTTCGCGGGAATTGGTAAAGAATTTCTTAGCCTGGTTTTCCGGGGCGTCACGCTCTGTCTTAATCTTTACCAAATAGCGGCCTTCGCCGAATTTCGTAGCTACTTCCATAAAGTCAAAGACCCAAAAGCTCGAATTTACCAGCTTTTGCTGCGTCGTTTCGTCGCAGTTGAAGTGCTTGTTATTCGGATCCGGTTCTATCTGCAAGAAAGCCAGGCTTCCGTCATCCTGTCCGTTATTGTACATATATCCTTTGAAGTAAATAGTTCCTTTTTCTGGAAAAAGCCGCCCGGCCACGATAAGTGGCGCGGGCCGGGCGGCCGTGTTACGTGTTATTCGCGTTTCGGGCTGCGTTACTGCGTTACGGGTATAAAGCAAAGCCGGGAGCCGATGCTCGCATACGTATTCGTGGGCGCGTAGTACGTATTCGCGTACGCAAAGCCGGCATACGCACCGTAATTCGCGTTACCGCCGAAAAGGACCCCGCGGGTTGCTTCGCCGCTTTCTGGAATACTTGTATAGAAGTAGTCCCCTACGTAGGTGCTGGAAGATCCGCCGACGGTCTTTGGCATCATCTCGCCGTGTTCGCCGATAAGCAGCTCTTTTACGTAGTTGGAAGTTCTCGGAAGCTCGCCGCGCAGCTTGTAGTCCTCGGAAATGGAAGACGCGAATTTGGCCGGGTTCCACTCGGGCGCTACGTAAAGCAAGCTTTTCCCGCCGGCGCTGTCTGCCTGAATATTGCACAGGACGCCGTCCGTCCACTTCCAAATATGCCCGTAAGGGTTTTCGATGCCCCGGTAGCTGGGGACCTGTACGGTGGTTGTGTTGGCGTCGTAGCTTGCGGGCATGGTGTACGTAACTACGCCGGAAGCGTTGCCCAGGCTGTTGGTCGTTCCGCAAGGGATGACCGGGTTGTAGCCGTTGAAGCTGGACCACTTGCTGCTGTCCAGGGTCGTAACGCCGGGACCCAGGCCGCCCTGGTGGTAGCCGTTGGCGTCAAGGGTGGCGTTAAAATCAAGCTGGCAGTTAAAGTTCGCGTATTCGCAAACGTAAAGCCAGAATACGGCCTTATTCGGCCCGTAAGCGTTGCAGCACCAGCCGTTGCCCCTGTTGTGCGCGTAGGTGCGGAAATTCGTGAGGCTGATGGAAGTGGCGGGCTTGCCCAGGTCTGTGTTTTCCTGCTCATCGCGGCTTGCGTTGTTGCCGCCGCCCCTGTACTGCGCCGTAAGGTTCACTACGCTGGAAAGCTTGCTATTTGTGCGGTCCATAGCTGCTTCGTAGGCGGATACGTAGTGCTTCGGGATCTCAATAAATCCCGGCAGGGCGTATTCGCTGAAAAGGGCCGTTAAGACCGTCCCGTTAAGCTCAAATTTTACGTAGTGCTTCGGGATCTCGACCATAACCTGGCCGGACGCGCCGGTCAAGTCTGCGGCCGCGCCGGTGTCCAGCTTGGTGCTGTCCGTTGCGTGTAAATAGCCGTTCACGGTCCCGTCGTCTGCAAGCAAGCAGCGGCGCATCTTGCTCTGGATGGGCAGGCTCTGGTGCAAGCCTTCCGCCCCTACGCGGGTGCAAGCCGTGGCGCTGGTGCTGAGGTCCTTCTGGATGCCGTAATACTGCGTATAAGGGAACGACGGCTTATTGTTCCCTACGCCGATTAAAAGTCCCATTTCTTGAAGGTTTTAAGGGTTGAACTTACCGGCTTAATAGCCGAATTTAAGGTTTAGCCCGGCTTGCGAGGTCTGCTTTATCTCCCGGATAATTTCCGGGTTCCAGCCGGTGTCAAAACGTGTTTGTACGAAGGTTCCCGGCTCCATGCCCCAAAGGTTTACTTCAAGGATGACCGCCGCTTCGCCGTCGTTCTTAAGGTTGAAGCCGACTTCCTGTTTGAAGTTCCCGGCGTCAAGCCCCGAAATTTCGCCCATGACCCCGATCTGGGCGCTGGGCATTTCTCCGCTTCTGGTTGTCATTGTGCTGCGTGTTTTTAATTGTGAAACAAAAATAATAAATTGTATTAGTGTAATACGCCGTTTGTCGAAAACTTTATAAAAACTTTTTCGCTTAGTCGTCCCACTGGGCCATGTTGTATAGTAGGAAATAAAAACTTCCGTCGTTTGCCGAGGCGTCGTCGGAAACGCCTATATTTAGCTTATAGCTTTGCCTGGACGTGCCTTCTACGATGTACGTGCTTTCTTCTATGCTTAGAAGCGTAGCTTTGCACCAGGCATCCGTTGAGCCTGCGACCGGCCCGTAACCTACAAGAATAGGCAAAATATAGGAGGCGTCCACGAACCAGGTACGGGGAACGTGTATATAATAGTTCCCTGTTCCGGTGCGTCCGCAGGTGAGCGCGCTTCCGTCGAAAACCTTTTTTATTGCAAAGCTCGCCCCGCTGGAATAGCCGCTTACGCGGCCAAAGCAAAGCGGCGTAATAGTACGGCCAAAGCTTCGGTTTGTCTGGAAGAGGGAACGATTTAGGATTATCCAGCCGCTAAAGCCGGAAGTAGTACCCCACCCCAAAAGCTCCGTAACTTCAAAGCTTGTTACTAACTCCGTATATTTTCGCCCGTTTTCGTAGAAGTATTTACCGGAAGGCGCAGTTATACGAAAACTTCCGGCTATAACCATACGGCGGCCGCTGCTCTTGCTGGTCCAGTCAAGGGTCCCGACCAGGTGCGTGTTCAGGGCGCTGCTGTACACCGTATCGTCGTCTATTGCGTCGAAGCTGGACGTTACCTGGCGGAAGGGGTTACGCAGGCGCTTTGTAACTACGTCTACAATATCGCCGGCGCTGGCGTGTATTGTGCCGCTGATCTCTGCGTCTGTTGCGTACATCTTGCCGCTCTGCAAGACCCGGAAGGGCGCGGACCCTCTGTTTGCCCGGCTTGCTCCGGCCCAGATCCTGACGGAAGTGTCCGCCGTCCCTTCGCCGGTGATGCCCGCCTTGATGTGCTGGTCGTCGCCTGCAAGCTGAACCGTTCCGGAAGTAACCAGGCCCCCGTCTATTACGGTCTTTGTGTTGTCGTAGGTGACCGCTTCGTCCCAGTCGCTGGCTATGAAGGAACCGGAAGCGCGCGCCGTAAAGCATCTATAAATTACCTTGTTTCCGTTGCTTTCGGTCTTTAGCCATAAGTCTCCCACGTCGTAGGGGGTCGTAGGCTGGGAAACAAAGACGCGGCGTTTCCCGTCCGCGGTGTCCTGGGCGTTGCTGGCTGCGTCGTAGGCTTCCAGGGCCTTTTTGTCCTCTATGGGCTGCCAGCTGTATGTGCTTCCGCTTACGGTATAGCGCTTTAGCTGCTTCGCCGTGGCGCTGTACCACATATCGCCTACGTGCTTAGCCTTTAGCGCTTCCGTGGTCCAGGCGGTCGCCGGGTCGCTGTCCGTAAACCAGGTTTCGATCTTGCCGTCTATCTGGGTCGTAAGGTCCGCCGTAACGGTCGCAAACTGCCCCGTTATAAAGTTCTGCAGGGCTGTGTCGTCCGTGTACTTGCTCGCTTTCTCCCAGTCGGAAGCGTTGTAATTCCCGGAAGCTCTGGCGGTCTTGCATCGCATGATGTCCCCGCCTGAACCCTGGACCCAAAGGTCGCCGACCTCGTAGGGCGGGACCGGCTGAGTTACGAAAATACGGCGCTTTTCGCGCGCAAGGTCCAGGGCGTCGTTCGCAAGCTGCAAGGCCTGGGCGACCTCCGCGTCGCTCAATTCCTGCCACTTGTAGGCCCCGTTTTCCTTTACCCAGCGGAAGACCTTGCCGTTTGCGGTGTTATAGAAAAGGTCCCCCAGGTGGTTTTCCTTTTCCTGGGCGCTCCATCCGCTTGCGGGCAGGTTGCTGGTTGTCGGGTCGTAGGTCTCAAAAAATTGTTCGATCTGCCCGTCCAGCTGCGCCTGAATATCCGAAAGGATGCCCGGCAGGGTGTTGTCTATATAGTCCTTCGCGTCGTTCGCTATGGTGTCCAGATCTGCTACGTTCTTGCTGGTTCCGTCCGCCGCCGTGAACTTTATTTTTCCGCCGATTTCGCCGTTATCCAGGTCGAAATACGTAGGGCTTCCGCCGCTGCTCTGGATCCGGCCGGTCGTAATAAAGCGGCCGTTCACGGTGCTGCTTCCGTAAGTAAGGGAAAGAACGCGCGCGCCCCTGGCTCCGCCGGAGTCCGTTATGACGCTGGAAAGTGTGCCTATAAGAAAATAGTAGTACGTCGGATCTGCGTCCGCCATGCGCTGCGTGGCGTCTATTACAATATTTCCCGCCGTTCCGGTCTTGCTGCAGCGGGCGTATACGTAGTAAATAGTTCCCGCCGCAAGTCCTGAAACGGAAACGCCGGCCAGCGCCCAGGTCCTGATGGTTTCCTCGATGGCGAAGTGTACCAGAACGCCGGCGCTTGAAGCGATCGCGTTCGCGTCCCCGTTATAGTTCGGTTCAAAGGTTATGCCGGCCAGCGTGAACTGCTGGCTTTTGGCTCCCACGGCCAGCATCGTCGTTTCAATGGAAAGCGGGCGTATTTTCTCGCTGTAATAGTGGCCTTCCGGGTCGAATACGGCGGAGAGGACGTCCTGCGTGGCGCGCCAGTTACGGCGGGCCTTCTGCGGGTCGTTAAGCTGGTTTATTTCGATGATCTCTTTTAGGTCCTCTACGTCTGCAATAGTGCGCACCAGGCTGGAAGCCCGGGCGGCTGTGTCGGAAAGCGTTACGGAATATTTGTACGGATCCAAAAGGTCCCGCGTTAATTCCTTGATGCGGATGCTGCGCTCCACCCCCAGGTCGTCGTCCTGTACGGTCAAATAGTCGCCCGGCTGGAAAAGGGCGGCTTCCGTCCCTTCGCCTGCGAATTGCTTAAGGAAAAGTTTTTCAAGGTCCAGGGCATAGCTGGCTTGCGGGGCTTTCGTGTTATTATAGTCCGCCGCGCCGGCCGCTTGCGTCGCGTTTTCGGCCGCCTCCACGTAGCTCTGTGGCAGCTGTATCTCCGTGAAAAAATACTTATCCCCGACGGCGAATTGCCGGGCGGCGCTTGCTGCGTCCGGGAAAGTGTAGCCGCTGGAGTCCTGGAAGGCTTTTATTCGGATCGTCTTTGTGGCGTGGTCGTAGCTTTGAAGCTCAAACGAATAGCCGGCCAGCTGGCCCGTCGTGAACTGAACCTTTGCCGGCATGCCGTCCCGGAGCCACTTGGTGTTTCCCTCCTGGTCCCGCTCGTTCAGGTCGAAGTCCATCGTATTATCTACAAAGCTAAGAACGTCCGCGCCCAGGGCTGTAACTGCGCCGTAACGCTGCGGGAAAATGTCGTTATATTCCTTACGGCCTTCCCGGATCCCGTATCTTGCTACGGCGTCCGGATCCTCGATGTAGCTCTCGTTTTTCTGCTTCGCTGGAAGGCATAGCCGGTTATACCGGTAGCCGGACGGAAGGTTCTTATTCCCGCCGTAAACGTATAGGCGCGTTATTACGTTCGTACCTGTGACCGCCTTGCGTTCCAGGTTGTAAAGCCCGCCGCCGCGCCCGTATTTGAACGTAAACGGGAATACCTGGCCGACGTTCCGGAAGTGCAAAGTAAGGGTTCCGGCCTGGGCGTCCTCTATAATCTCGCTTTCCACCCCGTATTGGCTGCAAAGGTCCCACAGGACCTCTAAGCAATTCTTTCCGGAATAGGTCAGCGTTTTGTAGTCGCTTTCGGCTGGAACGGTCCCCAGGACCCAGCGTCCTGGCTGCCGGCGGTTCGCGTTGCTGATAAGAATGGCGGCGAATTGCGCAAGGGTCCCCGTAAAGCTGTCAAGCATCAAGCCGTCCGGGAGCAGCCATTGGGCGTCTATCAGCTCATATTGCCGGCCCTCAAAAGTAAGCGTATATTCAAAGCGCCGCGGGCCTATCTTCTTGACCGGGGCCAGGGCGTTAAGCGTGTACGTTTCCCCGCTGAAAGCGACTATTTTGTCCCCCAGCTGGAAGTCAAGGGGCAGGGCG